CTGTCCGTTACAATCACTAACCCAAGTCAAGCGATAAATATAGTATGACCTTACGGAACCGTACTATATGTTATTAAAAGAAATGTTTAGCCCTATTGGGGCACCTAATGAAGCAGAACAGGACATAGACTGGCTGGGCGATCTAAAATTCTTCATTGACAACGACACTGATGTACTCAGCAAGCAGTTCTTCCCTGCTATTAGAAAGCACAAAGAGCATCAAGGTCATCCTAAAGCATATCAATTATACATTACTCCATTAGAGAGCGTGTGCGAAACCTATTGTAAAAAGTTCCAAGTTGAGGGAAGAAATGAAAAATTCTCTAAAGACAAGTTGATTGAACTGGCCAAGAACATAGCTGAACAACAAGAACAGTTTATGAAAAAAGGCGACTACAGTAAAAAGAAATAATCGGAGATATTTGTGTTATTAAATGAACTATTCGCCTTTAGAAAACAGTCACAGTATCTATACGAAGGTGGCAATTTAAGCATAGGCGATAAGAAAGCTGATGAAATAGACCTCAAGGTGCATAATCGCACCTACATGGTTGGACTATTAGACAAGCTGTTAACAGATATAGATAATGCCTTTAAGGCCAAAACTAAAACTCCGATGTGGAGTCCCGAATTACTAAAGAGCAAACAATTCCTTGGCGGCAGTAGTTTGCACTTTTTCAATACCAAAGGCATCAGCGACGAAGAGTTTGTTAAAAACAAACCCAAGGTTGGAGACATTGATACACAGATTGATAAAAATCTAGAAGGTCAAGTAGAGGAATTTCTAAACAGCATTATTAATAAAAAAATTGGCGATGCTGTATTCTTAGGATTCAGCAGAGGCAACGAACAGTACAACGGCTTGTTTGAATTTGAAAATCCTCCGGTAAAGATTCAAATTGACTTTGAATTTGGCAAGTACAATCCCGAAACAAACACTCCCGACGACTGGTATCGATTCAGTCACAGTTCAGATTGGGAAGATGTCAAGGCCGGCATTAAAGGTGTATTCCACAAATATATCTATAGAGCATTGGCCAAAGCTGCACCAAGTGAAAAGTATATTGCAAAAATGGCAGGTGCCGGTAAAAATCGCAAGATGGCCATCACTGGACCCACTTCAGATTCTAATTTTAGTTTTGCAGTGGCCAGCAGTCAGGGTGGTGGCGCTCGAGCCAAGTACAAGCCTTACATTGATCCGGAAACAGGACAGCCAAAAGAAATCAACGGTGTTCCAGTAATGGAACCGTTGTCACCCAAAGACAGCGAGTATATTCAAGATCTAAGCAAACAATTTGAATTGTTTTTTGGTAACGCACCTAATGGTGACGACAGCCAATTACAACAAAGTTTCCTAGGCACACTCGATCTAATGAACAAGTACCTAGACACAAATGCTAAACAAACTGCGGTAACTGAGTTTTTAGACATTGTGTTTGAGCCTGGCGCACAAATGATCACTGCCAATGATCCTGTTAGAGATCGAGAAATTAAATTTGCAGCCGTAGATGCCATGTTAGAAAAGCTAAAACTTGGAGCCATGCGTACCAAGGCTATTCAAATGGCTAAAGACTACGAAGATGATTACAACGAAGTAGAAGCATACAAGAAAGCCAATCCCGATGATCCTCGTCCGAGAGCATCATTGAAAAAACAAAAAGGCCAACCTACTGAAAGTATTCAAGAAGCTGGCGAAGTAAAAGCACAGCTACGCAAAGGCATGCCGCATCTGCGTGATCTAAAACCCATTGACTTATTAGATCTCATCGACGAGATACATGACGGTAATGGCAGCTTTAAATTACAAAATATTCCGTTGAATGTCAAAGTGGATGGCTTTGGTGGACGCTTTGGCAAGAATAGCGAAGGCAAGCCGTTTATGGGCACTAGTCGCACTGAGCCAAGGTACCAAGCAAGTTTTGTAGACTACCATCAAAAGAAAGGCACACAAGATCCAGATATTCTAGGTCGTGCTCAATTGTTTGATGATCTGTTTGGTGAGATGATGAACGCTATTAAATTAGTTGACAGCAAGCTAGGCAGTAAGTTTTTGATAAACAAACAGGTTACCTGCGAAGTATTGTTCTTGCCATTTGCTACAGAAACTCCAGAAGGCAAATTAAAGTTTGTGGGCATACAGTATGACAAGTTGCCAGACGGTGTGCAGTTGGCTCTAGTTCCATTTGCAGTTGTTGATGCTGACTCAGGTAACGACATTGATAACGCTTCCGAAGTTATCAAGAAGCTGACTGGACTAGGTCGTCAAGGCAGTGTTATGTTTATTGATAACAGTCTAACACAAAACGATGCTCTAGATGTTACTGCTATTGTTCCACCATTAGAAAACATAGAACAAATTAAATCTCTACTGTCAAGCGGCAAGTTGGCACAGAAACGAGAAGCAAAAGAATTATTAGCACCAGTTGCTCTAGCATTAGAAAAAGCAATTATTAATGATCCTAACATTGTAGGCAAAGACATGCTGGGCAAAGACTACGAAGGTATTGTGTTAAACACAAGACTAGGTCCTGTTAAGGTTACCAGTGCAGAACAAAAAGATATTATTGCTGCTAAAAATGCAGCACAGGCTGCGGCCCGTACTGATCGTGGTAGAGACAACAGCAATAAGACTGCTGTTGTAGCCATTGGCAGCTTTGTGGGACACAAAGGTCACGAAGAATTACTAGACTACACTATTAAAAAAGCAGAGTCAGTAGGTGGCGATCCTTACTTGTTTATTGGTAATGCTGAAGGCAAGGATGATCCTATTCCTCCAGCGGTTAAAGTTCAGACATGGCACAAGCTGTATCCTAATCTTGCAGATAACATATCAACAGTTATGCAAGGTGGCTCACTATTGCAAAAAATCAAACACGAGTTAATTAATCCCTTGCCGGGTAAACCTCCACGCTACGATAACATTATTATCATGGTTGGTGAAGATCGTGCTAGTATGCCTATTGCTGGCGCATTAATGAAAGCGGTTAATAAATTTGCAGGTTACGAGCATGTTAAAGTTTCTTTAGAAGTTACTCCTCGAGGAACAGGCATCAGCGGTACTGCGTTACGCAATAGTTTAAAAAATGACTCTCCGGAGAAAGCCTTAGCAGTATGGTCCAATGCCTTTGATGTTAACAAACTTGGCGCTGATTGGATTAAACATCTAATGGATGTTACTCGCAAAGGCATGGGGTTGAAAGAGCCCGCGGTTGAATCAACGATTAATAATATATTAAATAACATTAATCATCAAGATATCAATGAGATTAAATCAGTTGTTATGCAAGGCGGCAATAAATTCCGCACACTGCAATACGAGTTACATAAGAGAAATATTAAAGTTGGTCAGGCCATGCACGAAGCAATAAAAACAGGATTGAGAATGTTATGAAAGCCAAAGAATTTATACCTGCAGAAAAACCTCGTAACTTTGTGGCCAAGAACGCCAAGATGGGTGGTGCTGGTCAGCACAAGGATAAAAAGAAAGCAGAAAAGCAAGGTGACTTTAAACATAAGAACAAACAGTATGCGGAAGATGTAGCAGAAGGCAAGAGTGGTGCCAAATATAAAATTAAAAGTATAGGCTCCGAAGGCGGTAAAGATTATTATATTAGTCCTAACACTGGAAAAAAAGTATACAAAAAAGCAAAGGTGGGTGACCACGAAACTCCAGGCGGAGAACACAAACCCGAAGTTCGAATGCCTTATAAAGAAAATGCAGCAGACGAAGGTATTTTAAGTTTTCTTAAAACCGAACCCCCAAAGAAGAAATGGGATCCTGCTAAAGATTCAAGAGTTGCTACCAATTATAAAAACAACGACGACGATTGGATTAAATTGTTAATAGACAAACATCGCAGAGGAATAGAACTTACTGATCGTGAATGGAATTCTATAGAACAATGGAAATTAAAACGAGCTATGAGCGCTGAGTCTGCACAAGTTCAAGAATTAAGTACTGACTTGTTAGGTCGTTATAAAAAAGCAGCTGGCGATCAAGCAACTGCTGCTGACAAAGCTGGCGACTATGATAAAGGTCATAAAAGATTTAAAGGTATTGTAAAAGCTACCAATAAACAATTTGACAACGATGCAAAGAAAAACAAATGATTGATATTACAGAATCAGCAAAATCTAAAATAATGGATTTATTGTTAGAAGAGAATAATCCTAAACTGGCATTGCGTACCTTTGTGCAAGGTGGCGGATGTTCAGGCTTTAGTTACGGCTTTACCTTCGACGAAGTGAAAAACGAAGACGACTTTGAGTTTCCTATCAACGAACAATACAATGTGTTTGTTGATGCAATGAGTATGCAATATCTACAAGGTGCAGTTATTGATTACAAAGAAGAAGTAATGGGCAGTCAGTTTGTTATTACTAATCCCAATGCTCAATCAACCTGTGGCTGCGGCAGCAGTTTTTCTGTATGAAACAATATCGTGTAACATATACTGTTGATACGGGTGAAGGAGACGAATGCGTATTAGATGCTAACGATCCTTTACACAAAATGAAAGAGGGAATGTTTCTTGGAAGCGTTCCCGGCATTGATACCTATTTGGTATATCCAGAACAAAACGGAGAAGAGGATCGTCCGAGCAATCCCTACAGTCAAGTATGAAAGCAACAGAATTTATAATCGAAGGTGTAGCAGGACCAAAAAACTGCTGGCCGGGATACAGAAAAACTGGGACACAGCCAGGCACCGGTAAAAACAAAGGCAAGCGTGTCAACGACTGCGAAAAGATTAAAGAAGACGCTGAACTAGCAAAAGAGTTTGATATGATTGAAAACATCATTAAACAGATTGCAGACCAACATGCTGTTGATACTGAACTTGTGTGGGAAGATTTATCAACGCTTACAGACGACGAGCTATATGTGTTTGCTGTAACCTCGGAGATAGTCAACGAAGATTGGCAAAAGGCCAACAAGCGAGACAAAACTGATGGCATGAGTCAAAAAGCTGTGAATGCTTATCGTAGAGAAAATCCAGGTTCAAAGTTAAAGACTGCTGTTACCACAAAACCCGGCAAGTTAAAGAAGGGTAGCAAGGCCAGCAAACGCCGATCAAGCTATTGTTCTAGATCAGCTGGACAACAGAAAATGCATAATATTAGCTGTTCAAAAACTCCAGACAAGGCAATTTGTAAAGCAAGGCGTCGTTGGAACTGCTGATGCGAGCACATGAGTTTGTAATTGAAAAGAAAAAGAGGCGCAAGCCGCGTTGGGCTGCTTACGGTCCCGGACCTTACGGCGGCTATGGATACTATGCTGGCTACAGCGGAGACTCAGGTGAAGGTGGTGACGGTGGTGGAGAAAGCATAGAGCATGAAAACTTTGCGGATGGCAAGAAGCCTGGACGCAAAGGATTGGCCAAACGCAGCGGCGTTAATACCAAAGCATCAGTAAGTAGCCTAAGAAAAACTGCTAAGAATTCATCAGGTGAAAAACAGCGTATGGCGCACTGGTTGGCTAACATGAAAGCAGGCCGTGCTAAAAAGAATAAATAATATACTATGAAAATCCGTGAAATCCTAGAATCCGCTACAGCAGGTGCTACCAGTGCTGCTAATGTGGGTGTGGGTGCAGTTTATAAGAATAAACCCGGAAAAACTCCTAAAAACAAAGACGGAACTGCTAAAAATGCGCTAGACCTCAAAGGAACCAATCTCCTTACCGGCGGCTCTTTGCTAAAAAGATAAATATAATATGAACTTTAAAAAGCCCGATCACGAAGCAGCAATGGCAAAAGCACAACTAGCACAGATAGCTAGAAATGCAATGGCCGTGTACAAAATGATCAACGAGGGTGATGAACTAGACGGTTGGATCAGCAGTTATATCACTGAAGCTAACGATCACATGAATTCTGTACATGAAAAAATGGCTTATGACCAAGCTGCGGCAGACGCTGTAGAACGTGGTCCTCGAAGCTATGAAGAATCTGTACAGTATCAAGTAAAAAGCGGCCTTTGCGAACAATGGCTACAGAAAAAATATCAAGGAAGATAAAATGGACTTCAAATCACTATTAAGCAAATTAGACAGTATGGAAGCTCCAGCTTCTACTCCTGCTGCACCAACATTGGATAAAGCTGTGCAACTAAACGAAGATGCACAACTTCGTGTTCTAGCTGGCCAAACTACTTATGTAGCTGAAGCCAAGAAAAAGAAAGACGAAGAAAAGAAAGAAGAAAAGAAAGTAGACGAAGCTGCTGAAAAGACAGCAACTACTTGGACTGATTCTAAAGGCAACAAGCATCCTGCTACCAAAGTCAAAGGTGACAAGTACACTGGCAAGGAAGCAGAGAAAGAAGAGAAGCCAAAGTCCAAGAAAGACGAAAGCGTTGAGCCAGAATTCAAAAGCAAGTTCATGAAGATGGTCGAAGCTAAGAAAGAAGAAGCTGACAAAAAGAAAGCTGACAAGAAAAAGAAAATGGAAGAAGGTGCTAAGCCAGACTTTTTAGACATGGACAAAGACGGTGACAAGAAAGAGCCAATGAAGAAAGCTGTTGCTGACAAGAAAGATGGTCCGAAGAAAGGTGTAAATCCTTTTGCTAAGAAAGACAAGAACGAATCAGTTGTTCGTTCTAAAAGAGTAGTTGCTGAGAGCACAGACAATGTCTTAAGTTTCAGAGACATGATTAAGTTAGTTCAAGAGAGTGGCGGACAACAAGCTATCGATCCAATCGACACAACATTGTTTGCATGGGCTCAAAGAGTTGCTGCATCCAAGTACACAGAAAGTGCCAAGGCAGAAGTATTTGCAGGCATGTTGTACGAGCGTAACGGTGGCCGTTTTGAAATGTATGATGTACTAAGCGAGTCAAAAAAAAAATTAAGTGAAGGTCGGGTACAGTTAGACGAAGGCATGATAGACAAAGTTAAAAGTCTGTTAATGTCTAAGCTGATGCCAAAACTTTCAGATCAAGAAAAATCTAAAATGGCATCAGTTGCTCAGAAAGTATTAGGTAAAGATAAAGCTGATCCAAGCGATTTTACATTAGCTAATTTTAAAGAAATTGCTAAAGCATTAGGTGCAAAACCTGAACCTACTGGCGAGTCTATTGAAGAAGGTCCAGTAGGTGACTTCTTTGGTCAAAAGAAAAAAGATCCAAAGAGTGGCCGAGGAACATTGGGTGGTATTGATGCTTGGGCACCAAGTGCTACACTAGGTGAAAAACTTACAAGTCTAACTGGTATATTAGGCGGCGCTGCTGCAACCATTGCAGGTATATTTGGTGGCCCAGCCTGGTTGATCATACCAGGATTCTTAGCAATTATGGTCTTGAGCCAAGTTGGTATGGACCGAGACGGTTCTAGTTAAATAGATTTACCGTTTGGTAACATGAAGCCGGCAATTTAGTTGACCGGCTTTTTTGTTGACTATATAATAGTTCTATAGGAGAGAAATTATGTCAACAAGAATGTACGGTCCCGAAGAAAAAGCTAAACTTGAGCGTCTTATCACCGAAGGTGGTAATGTGCTACGCGAAGTAGAAGATCTTAAAGAAGGTCTAAAAGAAACTGTAAAAGCAGTTGCAGAAGAATTACAAATCAAACCCAGCGTTATCAACAAGGCAATTTCCATTGCACACAAAGACAATTGGAAAGATCACGAACAAGAATGGAATGATATTGAAATGATTCTAGGTGTTACTAAGCGTTTGCCTGAATGAATGAGATACTAGGTGGAACATTCAGCTGGATCCGAGAAGACTACAAGAGTCATAAACTTCGTTTTTGTCTTGAGGTCCTTGCTTGGGCTATATCTATTGGTTGTTCTATCACTATGGCCGTCACCGTGCCTACTCCTCCTCTTCTTGCCTTGTACCCAGTTTGGATTACAGGTTGTGCTATATACGCTTGGTGTGCTTATAGTCGTCGTTCCTTTGGTATGCTCGCTAATTATATCTTGCTTACCGCAATCGACACATTCGGACTAGTTCGAATGCTAATTAATTAAATAAAGTTAGAAGGTAGGCGTGGCCATAACCCGCACATTGGTATTTGTCTGCCACAAAAGACATAGGAGAAATTATGTACGTAGATGCTTTCTATAATCGAGAGCAGGATATGATCAATGTTGTCGAACGAGACAGTAAAGGTCAAAGACACTTTAAAGAGTATCCTGCAAGACATGTATTTTATTACCCAGACCCTAGAGGTAAATTTACAAGTATTTTTGGACAGCCATTGTCCAGAGTAAGTTCTAAAAATGTAAAAGAACATCGCAAAGAACTTTCAATCTATTCAGGTAAGAAACTTTTTGAAAGCGATATCAATCCCATTTATCGCTGCCTTGAAGACAACTATCTTAACCAAGACGCACCCAAACTAAATGTAGCATTTTTCGATATTGAGGTAGACTTTGATCCAGAGCGTGGCTATGCTAGTCCGGAAGATGCATTCATGCCAATTACTGCTATTGCTGTCTACCTGCAATGGATGCAGACCATGATTTGTTTGGCCATTCCTCCTAAGACACTGAGTATGGCGGAAGCACAAAAGCAAGTTGAAGAATTTCCTAACACTATGCTGTTTGATAATGAAGCAGACATGTTAGATACTTTTTTAAATCTTATAGAAGATGCAGATGTGCTAAGTGGTTGGAACTCAGAAGGCTTTGATATTCCATATACTGTTAACCGTGTTACTAAAGTTCTAAGCAAAGAGGATACACGCAGATTTTGTCTGTGGAATCAATTTCCTAAGAAGCGTGAGTACGAGAAGTATGGCAAGGCTGCTGTTACATATGATCTTATAGGTCGTGTACACTTGGACAGTCTTGAACTGTATCGCAAATACACCTATGAAGAACGCCATACTTATCGACTAGATGCTATTGGTGAAATGGAGATTGGGGAGAACAAGACTGTTTACGAAGGCACACTTGATCAACTGTACAACAATGACTTCCGTAGATTTATCGAATACAATAGACAAGACTGTATGTTGTTGGAAAAGCTAGACAAGAAATTAAAGTTCTTGGATCTTGCTAACACACTGGCACATGAGTGTACTGTATTGCTACAGACCACAATGGGTGCTGTGGCTGTTACTGAGCAGGCCATTATCAACGAAGCTCACAAGCGTGGATTCATTGTTCCTAATAGAATATCTCGTGAAGAGGGCTTTAGTAATCAAGCAGCTGGTGCTTATGTTGCCTATCCCAAGAAAGGCATTCATGAGTGGATTGGTTCACTAGATATTAACTCGCTGTATCCGTCAGCAATTCGTGCTCTCAACATGGGTCCAGAAACTATTGTTGGACAGTTGCGTCAAGATGGCACTAAGGCATACATTGACGGTGAAATTGCCAAGGGTAAAAGTTTTGCATCAGCATGGGAAGGCATCTTTGGTAGCTTAGAGTATACTGCTGTTATGGACAGAAATGTTGGCAGAGAAATTACCATTGACTGGGAAGATGGCGGTACGGATACATTGAGTGCGGCACAGGCACATGATTTGATCTTTGACAGCAATCAACCTTGGATGTTGAGTGCAAATGGTACTATCTTTACCTACGACAAAGAAGGTATTATTCCCGGCTTGCTCAAGCGTTGGTATGCTGAACGCAAAGACATGCAGGCCAAACTCAAAGACTGTATTTCTGCAGGTAACAAGATTGAAGAAGAATACTGGGACAAGCGTCAGTTGGTTAAGAAAATTAACTTGAACAGCTTGTATGGTGCTATTTTGAATCCTGGTTGCAGATTCTTTGACAATCGTATTGGACAGTCAACTACACTAACAGGTCGAGCCATTGCTCGTCACATGGCTAGCAAGGTCAATGAGATTATTACAGGTACCAATGATCACATAGGGAAAGCAATTATATATGGTGACACTGACAGTTGTTATTTTAGTGCTTATAGCACTCTCAAGAAGGACATTGAAAAGGGAAACATTCCTTGGTCAAAAGAAAATGTCGTCGACCTCTACGACACTATCGGGGAAGAAGTAAACTCAACCTTTCCCAAGTTCATGCAAGATGCGTTCCATTGTCCTAAGACTCGGGGTGAAGTTATCAAAGCAGGACGAGAGATTGTTGCCAGTCGCGGCTTGTTTATTACTAAAAAGCGTTATGCTGTATTGTACTACGACAAAGAAGGCAAGCGAGCAGACATAGACGGTAAGCCAGGCAAGATCAAGGCCATGGGCTTAGACTTGAAACGCAGTGATACTCCGGTTGTTATTCAAGACTTTTTAAGTGAGGTACTCACTAAAGTTCTAAATAACGGTACCAAAGAGGATGTGCTAGAGTACATTACCAACTTCCGTACTGAGTTTAAAACTCGTCCTGGCTGGGAGAAAGGATCGCCTAAGAGGGCTAATAACATCAGTGAATATCGCGACAAAGAAAAAAAAGCTGGCAAAGCCAATATGCCTGGACATGTTCGTGCTAGTTTGAATTGGAATACCTTGAAGCGTATGATGGATGACAAATATTCAATGGCAATTACAGACGGTGCTAAAGTTATTGTCTGCAAAGTCAAAGACAATCCAATGGGATATACATCAGTTGCCTATCCCGTAGATGAACTTAGACTACCTCAATGGTTTAAGGACTTGCCTTTCAACGATGCTGAAATGGAAAATGCAGTTATCGATGAGAAGTTAGAAAACTTGATCGGAGTCTTGGAATGGGACATCAGTTCAACTCGCAGTGATAATACATTCAATAAACTTTTTGACTTTGAGTAAATTGTGGTTGCTTTTTACTCTAGATCTAAATATAATCTTAATATACAGGAGAACTTTCAATGAAAGATATTTTACAAGACATCGTGTCGCACACACAAAACCTAGGCTTCTTGACAACAGTTAAAGTAACTGGAACAGAAAGCAAGACTATTATCAACTCTATGGCTGATGATCGTTCAGTTATTATGGAAGCAGAAACTGCTGCCCCACATCCAGACATGATTGGCGTGTTTGGTATGCCGCAACTCAACAAGCTCAAGTATCTTGTTGATGGTCCGGAGTACAAAGAAAACGCAAAGATTTCTATCACTACAGCAGAACGCAATGGCGAAACAGTGCCTGTAGGTATTCACTTCGAAAACAAAGACGGTGACTTTAAAAACGATTATCGTTTCATGAACACAGAAGTTATCAATGAAAAGATGAAGACTGTTAAGTTCCGTGGTGTTAAGTGGGATGTAGAATTAGAGCCAACAGTGGCTTCTGTGACTCGTTTCAACTTCCAGGCAGGTGCTCATAACGAACATCCTACATTCTTAGCTAAGACAGATGGCGGCAATCTAAAGTTTATCTTTGGTGATGCAAGTACACACGCAGGTGAATTTATCTTTGCTATGGGCGTTGAAGGCAAATTAGATCGCGGCTGGACATGGCCCGTTATGCCAATCTTGAGCATTCTTAAGATTGCAGATGTTAACAACACCAAGATGAGTTTGAGTAACGAGGGTGCTATTCAGATTACTCTTGACAGCGGCATTGCCACTTACAAGTACATTATTCCTGCACAGGCATGATAGCAAACATTACTGCCAACGGTAGTTCTCTCCTGTGGGTCAGTACAGGAGGGAGTACAATGCCCTACATCAATATGAATGCACCAAGTTCGGGCATGATGAGATGGAATGGTAATAATAATTCCATAGAAGTCTTTGATGGTAGTACAAATCTTTGGCAGCAGATGTATGGTAAAACTGCCGACATTCAACTTAGTCAACAAATACAAGCTGTTGTAAGTTGGGCCCATTTAAAAATGGCAGAAGAATCGGAGTGGGAAAAGTTGGCAACAACAAATGATGCTGTTAAAATTGCATTAGAGAACATGAAGAAGGCAAAGCAGCAATTAGATATTACTGCAAAATTAGTTAAGGATCATAATGAGACAACCAGTTAATTTAACACCGCTACAGAAAGACTATGCAGTATATCTACCTGCTATTAGCTCTTTCTATAGTACCTATATTGCTAAACAGCGACTAGAAGAATTTGTACCTGCAGATCGTATTCCCAAAGGATTTGACCGTGGCATTGAAGGTATGAACTTCTTAAATGAAGAACAAGGCTACTTTACCTACAAGTATGCTTTGTATTCTGCAGGTCATGCACAGTTAGATTTACAAAAGAGTCTAGTACAAGAGTCTATGATTCAACAGAGGGATCGTGGCAACACAATGATCTTAGGTGACTCCGGTGGATACCAGATTGGTAAAGGTGTTCTTAAGTTTGATTGGCTAGACTTTGAAGGTGTAGAGGCTAACAAGACTCGTCAAAAGATTTTAGAATGGTTAGAACTGACTGCTGACTGGAGTATGATGCTTGATGTTCCTACTTGGGCTTGCGATCACATTCACTCACCGAAGACTGGATTAAAAACATTTGAAGATTGTTTAGATAAAACTCGTTTTAACAACGATTATTTTCTAAAGAACAGAATGGGTGCTACTAAATGGCTTAATGTTCTACAAGGTGGTGACTGGGATACTGCTGAAAAATGGTATCAAGGTGTAAAAGAGTTTAGCGATCCTAAAGGCAAGTATGCTGGCAAGGAAGCAGAAGGTTGGGCAATGGGTGGCGCTAATATGTGCAAAATGCCGATTACCTTAAAGCGATTAATAACATTACGAGAAGACGGCTTGCTGGAAGGCAAAGACTGGATGCACTTCTTGGGTACCGCACAACTTGACTGGAGTTGTTATCTTACTTTAATCCAACGACAAATTAAAAAGCACATAAATGAAAACTTTACCATCTCTTTTGATTGCGCATCGCCCTTCATTGCCACAGCACACGGGCTCGTCTATACCAATGCACAACATACCAACAAGCGTTGGTCTGTCATCATGGACAAAGCCCCAGACACAAAAACCCTTAGCCAGAATTTTGATGTCCCGTTCCCCTTCGAATCAGAGCTTGGAAACAGACTTTCCATTGGAGACATCTGTTGGTACAAGCCGGGCATGTTGAATAAAATCAAGAAAGAAGGTAAAACATCGTGGGATAGCTTTAGCTACGCCCTTATGATGGGTCATAATGTTGAATGTCATATTAAGGCTGTGCAAAGAGCACAACAATTAATGGACATCGAATGTGCTAAACATAAACCCGACTGGCGTCAATGGGGAGTAGAAGGCAAGAAAGAGATCGAATTCAGTTATTGGGTTCCTCGTAAAATTCTTTACTTTGCTACTTTCATTGAAGAATTATTTAAGACAACGACCAAAGACAAAGCATTTGCATTAATCAACAATGCCAATCAATTCCTAACTAGCCTAGAAGGTGCTCGACTACAAGGCGGTCCCGTTGCCTACGGTAACAAAGATCTATTTGACTGGGGTGATGCTAAAAAAGTCAAAGAAGAAGAATTCGATCAGCAAGATGATGATGTCTTGCGTAACTTGGAAACTGATATACAAGAGGAGTAATAGCATGTACGAACTTCGAATTAAACATTTAGAAGAAGCACATCGTGCTTTGGACAAACAAGTTGATACA